AGGGCGTGTTTCTCTTCAGGTGTGAGTGAGAGATATATCTGCGTCCGCTCTTCAGGCGAGGCATTGAGAACAAGGTCTACAAGCCGTTCAGCCATTTTTACCTCTTGCGTAACGCTAGGACTTTAGCAATCTTATCTTCAAGGTCACCCATTTCAACTTGAACCTTGATAGTGCCGCCGTCGGTACCACCGATTTCAACTCGGTCTGTCTTTCCAAACTCATCCGATACCTGACGCTCTAACCACCATGCCGCCGCTCGCCAATCTCCCTCGGCTCCACTCTTGGCGATTACTGCGACTTTCTTGGTAATAGCCTCTGCTCTCGCCTGTTCAACTTTCTGTAAAAATTGAAGAAATATAACCTCAGATGGATTTTCTTTCGCGTTCGGAACTGTTGCTAGGCGCTCGCGTTCATTCATTCCTCGGGTCATCCAGTTATAGAAACTCTTTTCTGAGATACCTGCGGCGAGAACTGCCTTTCGAACAGGTGTCCCAATTCGAATGTAATCAAGGAGCGCATCCTCTTTGACGGACTCAAGCAGAGCGGTCTTTCGACCAGCCGTTTTCTTTGGTGCGCTTGGTGCTTTCTTCGCTACCGCTGTCACTAAAACTCCTGCCCTATGTACCAAAATCCCAAGTCGATAGTCCAATGGTATTTATCGATACAGAATCCAAGCGCGAATCCGCTATTGCGACCCCACGCAAACCAATATCGTCCTATCTTCTTTTCCATGAATTTATTCTACCTCGGTTGTACAAGCCTCGACAGGTATAAACAATAACTGCGCTACATCTTGCCAGTTATAGATGGCGTTGGACCATTCATTCAAATCCTCGGTGTGAACTCTCATAGAGTGTTCGCCTACCCGAATTGAAGTCCTGCCAACTGGAGCGTGTCCCGGCTTAGTCTTACCACCCGCCAGTATCTCTGAAATCTCTTCCCTTGAGAATCCAGTTCCCACGATACTGACGGAGGTAAGCATCTTGTTCAACTCCGATGGGTCGTAGGTCGCTAAGTCAGAGGTGCGGTTATCCACGATAAGGATTTTGATTTCTTCAATCTCATCCACATCAATCCAATGGATAGCCACCTTCTCCCAACCCATAAGAACTGCCGCCTGATAGGTGTGATTACCTGAGACGATGTTCTTGGTCCTCTTGTTAGCGACGATTGGTCGATACTGCCCAAGGTGGGTCAGGCTTTCTATTATCGAACCAATATCTCCTTCCCTCGGATTGAGTGGATGAACCTGAACTTCTTTTACCGAGACGGTTTCAACATCGGTTGAACTCACCTCGGTATTTTCCCTCGATGGCTCAGGTTCAATCGGCTTCCGCTCAGGGAATCCGAGTCTTGTTTTGATTGTCTTGATTGCTTTCTGTTTTGTCGGTGCTTCTTGATATAACTGTTCTTTCCACGCATCGTAGGCATCTTTATCGACGGTGAACTTCCACATTCCAATCTTTACTTCAGGGTCACTAGGTAAAGGCTTAGAGCCTCCTACTGGTTCTTTATCGGTTCCTGAAATAAGGCGGTCCAGCGTTTCAACTTCGCTTTGGGTAAATCCTGTTCCATCCAAATCGGGTAGCGCAGTAAGTAAGTTTTTGAGGAGAGGCTCGTTGTAAGAGGCGAGGTCGGTGAGCCTGTTATCGGCAAGGACCATTTTTCGTGCGGTCTGCTCATCGCAATCCACATAAGTAACTTTGATTTTCTTCCAGCCCAGTTTTTTTGCCGCTTTGTAAGTATGATTTCCAGCAAGTATGTAGTTCGTTCCGTACTGAACCACAATTGGGCGATATTGTCCGTGGTTTTTGAGCGAGACGGCAATAGCCTCAATGTCACCTCGACGGGGGTTTGTTGGATAACCTTCCAAACTTGAAATCGCAACACTCGCAACTCCTCCCACTTTGATATTAGATTTCATCGTTCACCTTTGGATAGGGCAAAATTGGATAACGCAACTTTGAGAGCAACTCGCGCCGTCTTGCTCCCTTGGCTTTGAAATAAATATAACGGTGTTTGCGTGTTCTTTCGACAAACGACACTTTCATTCCAAATTTTTCAACCACTTGTTCATTCGTCATGCCATGAGCGTAGGTCGCGTGATGACCCTCAATGCCTTCAATTTTTGGGTCTTTGAACTTACTTGATAATCCTGTGTACAGAAAATTACACGCTTGATAAATGGTGCCAATATGGTTTTGTCCTGTATCAGCAAAAGAAACAATTATTTCTTTGTCGAGGAATTTCATGCTTTTGGAGACAAGAAAACTTTCCGCATTTTTTTGTAATCGGTCATCTACCCATAAACGGTTCAACTCATAGACATTTTGCTTCTCCTCATCGCCGCAGATGCCGCGTAAAAGCGTGGATGATGGACTTACCCCATAAGTTACAACCCCAAGAGGCTCTATGAAATCAGGTAGGAATAATCCGAAAGCATGGCTCACAGGAGCAACTCTGTGGAGGTAATGCCTCTCGACAACAATCTCCATTGCCAACTGATACGAAATTGGTTTTATTACGGCATCATGCTTTTGGAGCGATGAGGTCGGAATTGAACCGCCATCCGAAAACTGGAAAGTTTCCTGTGTTGCCATTACACCACCACCGCAAAATTATTTATCTAGTGGCTTGGCAGGGCGTCCTCGTCTACGGACAACATTTCCGTTCGCGTCGTACTCAGGCTCTCTTGGAATGTCGTTGCGGATGATTTTGTAAATCAACTGCTCGCTCACTCCCATAGCATCGGCAATCTCTCGATAGGTGATGCGCTGTTTACGCAGACGCAGAATCAACTGCTTTCGGCGTTTTCCTAAATCTTGAATTTGTGATTGATGTGTGCGAATCGCATCGGTAAGTAGGCGAACCTCATCTAATCCTTGACCGTCCAACTCTGTTGCTTCCATGACCAAACTCATTCGCTAACTCCTTCTTCGAACAGGCGTTCGAGTGATTCGTCAAACTTGACCCTCTTTTCTACTGCGTTCACCGTTGCTACAAACTCAAGATGAACCTTGCTTCTTGCTTTCTCAAAGGCAATCAGCATGGCAATATAAAAGGGGAGTAATAATAACCCTACAACCCCAATTCCCAAAACTGTCCAAACAACTTCCCAATTCATAATTTCCTCTCTTGAACTGCTCCTCGTATGTAAATCACTAAAGAATTTTTGTCTTTTTGTGGTGGTAAGAATGTCAGCGAGCGCACAAACTCAGATGAATCATCAGGCAACACTTTCGCATCGACTAATCCATCTATTGCGGCTTTGACCGAAGGGTTACACGCTCCTACATCCTGAAGGCGACCTCCCTTTTGGTGAGGTTCAACTGTGACTGTAATCCAGCGCATCTGAGGAATCTGTTCAGACTTTGCCAACCAAGCGAAGGCTTCTCGCCATTCTTTTGTGAGTGCGGCGCGTTCCCATCGGTTACCAGCGCGTTCAGCGTTCGTGGTGTAGGGACGCTTCTCGAACTCAAGACGATAGAGCGTTTGCTCTTCATCATCGGCAAAACATAAACAGAACATGAACTAAACATCGGTCATATCCTGATTTGTGTCAAGTTGTCGTTTTTGTCCGTCATTGTCGATGAGCCACCAATCGCCATTCAAATCTTTGAAAGGTATCTCTTCAGCCGACTCGACTTTCTGAATCAAGAAGCCAAAAGTCCTTGCTTGCTCACGATTGGACTCGACCCATCCGTGACATCCTGAAGTTCCCGAGCCACAAAGAGCGATTAGGTTTGCTGGTCTGTGAAGTTCCGCATTTTTTGAGCCACCCATCATTCTTGGTCTGCGATGGTGGATAGATACGGGTTTACCTAGAAAATCTTCACGGCATCTTTCGCAACGATAAAACCCACGGGCTAAGACTGTGAATCGGGTTTCGTCATCAACTCTGAGAGGTTTAGGTTTTGCCATTGAAGTCTCTCATCCGCGATGGCGTCCAAGCAAGCAGGGCATACTTTTGCGCTCGTTTGAACTTCCATTTGTAGTACCAATCGACAAACCGAAATATCTTCATCGGTCAGATGCCATTTCTCCTGAATCAACTTCCAGCGAAGCATCTTTCCCCTTTGCCAATACCGCTCTAATCTCTGCCATGTATTTTTCAACAACTTCAGGCGTGGCTTTGTTTTTCTCTCGCTCTTCGAACTCTTGGCTCATTCTCAGCGAGCGCTCGCGTTCAAGTGCTGAAGATTTACGGTGACGCCACTCTCGGTTTACATGGGAGGGTGAGATTACTCCGTCATGGTTGGCATACCAAGCGGAAACAATCTTCTTTGCCGAGTCTAAATCAATATCTTCATCTAAAGATTCAAACCACGCCCTAGCCCTCAACTCATCGACACTTAGACGATTATCGATAAACGATGCCATGCCAAGAAGAATGGGGACCTCAGAAAGTTTCATCGGCTTCCAACTTTTGCTGTAACTCAAGAGCGGTGATTGCTGATTTCTCATTTTTGGTTTTTACCCCCACCCCTCTCAAAACTAAATCCATCTGTCTCAATGTTGGAACTGTCCCGATATAGTCGAGCGCTCTCTCAATCTGCTCCATCGTGTAACCGCGTTTGGTCGCCGCCTCCGTAATTTTCAACAGCGAGTGCCAAGCGCCTTTACCTAACGGCTTGACGCTTTGCTTCTCCCACCATCTCTTTGCTACCTCTTCAAAATCAGGACGAACTGCGATAGCAGTTTCGTCGCTCTTTGTTGTAGATAGGACGGGTGTATAGGACGAGTGCTGTGAAGTAGAGTTAGGGAGTTGAGGGGTCAGAGTTAGGGAGTTGTCCCCATCTGAGTTAGGGAGTTCTGATTCTGACTCCCTATCTATGTTAGGGAGTTCTTGCGGTTTGTATATCAACTGATAGACGGTCGCTTTGCCCCTAGAGTTCCCTTTTGTGATGATTTTGATATGACCGTGAGCAATCATTTCGTTGATTACTTCTCGGACATAATGAGTCGAGCATCGGGCTTTTTTGGCAAGATGAGTTTGAGAAGCAAAGAACTGCCCATCGTCATGCGCCATATCTGCGAGCGCTAGATGGAGGATAAGTCGAGTCCCGTTGTACGGTGAATTGGACCAAACTTTAGTCATCCATCTAATACTCACAAAACGCCTCCGCAATGAGGGCAACATTTTTTGCGCCCTTGAGTCTCAATCGGTCTGTCATTCACACATCTCAAATCCACATAGACTTTACATCCGTTACGGGACTCTTTGAGTCGTGCGATGCGTCCTACTTTGTGGAGGACGGACAATACACCTGAAGCCGTGCCATGGTGAAGTCCTGTGTACTCGGATAATTCTTTCCAAGTAAGACCAACCGTTGTTCGACTGGCTAAAAGATTTAGTGCTTGCGCTTGGCGGAGCGCGGTCTTTCCTGACCTGTCCGCCGAAAGCGCTCGCGACTTAGATGTTTCTGTACCGCTATGTCCTGAAGTTCCGCTATACGGTAACTCGGGTTGGTTCAACTGGATTGTCATTGGTGTCCTCTTCCAACTTCATCGGAGCGAGACTCTTTTGCTGAAGAGCAAACTTCTCGCGGAATTGTGTAAGCAACTCAGGGTTGTAACCCTTGCTGTTTTGTGAGATGTACTGACCAATCTCGCTTAGCGCGTCGATAGTTGTTGCTTGAGTAATCTTCAACATCACCGCACTTGGAGCCAAGACATCTTCGGCGCTTGAGCGTTCATACGAACTCGCGTCAGGGTCAGGTTCATCTGTTGGTAAGCAGAGCGCTTGTAGCAACGCAGTACGGAAAGCAACTGACATCGCTTTTGCTGTCGCCTTATCTCCCGAATCCATAGCCTCTCCAACTACGGTCGTTTTGATTGCGTCAGCATTTGGTCCAATAAATGTGTAGGTCACTTTGACTCGGACATGACCCATCGCTGTGCGATTGCGTCCAATCTCGACAGTCTCATATTGATAATCTTCAACTGACGGAACAACTACAACGCCATACTTTTGAAGCGCTGGAGATACCGCATTGACAACCGAATCAATTCCGCGGAAGTTGAATCCTTGGGCTTGATTACGGTCTTTCTTTGCGATACCGCCAACTGCCTTCATAACTTCGCTCAATGCTTGAGCAATTGAAATTTTTTCCATGATGTCCTCTCTAGTCTGCTATCACGAATGAAACTGAAGTTTCAGCAGGAATTACTTTGACTGCTGGAACAATTTCACCTTGGGTTGATATTACCTGACCTTCTTCTGTAATCAAGTCTTTCAACACGGTTTTATCAATATCTTTTTTGATGCGAACTGCTTCAGGTAAAGATTTCTCTGCCCAAGCCAGCAACTCTTCTTGGGACTCAATCTCAATCTTTGGACGACCTGCGACAGTCTTGATTGTGCCATGGGGCAAAACAACCGATTTACGACCCTCAGAGCGCTGTACAAGGGCATAAGGGCGTAGGTTCGCCTCAAACCATTCAGCATCCCTTTCAAGGGCTGTATTGACCTTCTGAAGCCATTCTTGGACCCTTTGTAACTCGCGGTCATAGATGGCTTGATTCTCGGCTTGTTTACGACGGATTACCGCCAGTTTTCTCATCGCCCAATCTGCTTTTGAATCATCATCAACGACGAATGGCTCACGGGCTGGTTCTTCTTGAATTTCGAACTCGTCTACGGGGACGATATTTAGTTCGGTCATGATTTCTCCTCTCATTAGGTCAGAGGATAATCAACGGGGGTTAGTTTGTCAAATACCTCAGAACCCGATTATTTGACCAACATACATGGAGGCACCGACAACTGTGGCAATCATCAAGGCGCCAACTGTCCGAACAACCCATTCCGAACGCGATTCCATTTTTTCAAGACGGTCGGTGATGTGGTCCATGGCTTGAGTGATGCGCTCTGTATCGGACTCATAAACATCCTTGCGAAGATAAGTCTGCGAGATGTTGAGATTCATCTGCTTGACCTCGATAGTCAAATCATCGAGGCGTCGCATGACTTCTCCTAGCGTGGGCTGTATTTCTTCCGCCATGATTATGCTTTCTTAGACTTTGCGCTGTGATTCGCACGGGCTTCATCGGCTGACTTTGCCGCAGGAGCCGATGCTGGATACGCAGGACGAGCGATACCCATGATGAGTTTGTAAGGACGCTTCTTGAGGAACGCACCGTCACCGTTTGATTGACTTCCTTTTGTATCTCCGCTGGTATTTCCTTCATAAACCCAAAGGGTTCCTTTGCCATCATTCTTGGCAACAATTCCTACATGGTCTGCCTGAGCATCATCATCGAACTGGAAGAACGCAATATCGCCTTCTTGTGCTTGACCTGTTGGGACTAATTGTCCCTTCTTCGCAAACCACTTCAGTCCGATGTCGCATGACGCAAAACCTTTTTTGCTTTGTGCGGCAATGATTTCAGAAAGTCCTGCCTCTTTGAAACACCAAGACACATACATGGCACACCATGGCTGGTTATTCATTCCAAACCACTTACCAAATTTTGTATCGTTGTTGGCGCCTTCTCTAAACTTGGCATCAACTTCGGCTTTCGCCGCGGCAAGGACTTTCTGAACTGACATTACTTCGTCGCCTTCTTTGCTGGAGCCTTCTTCTTTGGCTCGGTAAGTTTCTTGACTGCTGATGCTGTTATGGCATCTGCGACCTTGCCAAAAGCAGGGTCATTTGGATTTGCGGCGCGTAACGCCACAGGAAGGACTGCTGAAATTCCTGCCGCAAGAATAGCCTTGAGGCTATCTCCGTCCATTGCGAATATATCTCCACCCATCAAAAGAAAGGCGGTTGTTACTGCTCCGAGGAATGAGCGCCCATACGAGGCGAGCATTGCTTTTTGCTTGCTATTCATTTTATCTCCTAACTGAGATTGACAAATTCTATCCTATGGTTATGAACCTAAATAGATAAGGCTCAATGTAGGCTGGTGGTCACCTGAATCCAAAACATCCAAATTGCTTCCGCTGTTTTGCCATGCTCTGAGTTCAACATAATCACCCTTTATGAGTGTAATCGCATGAGTGGTAACTGTCGAGTGGGTGTCGATAGAATTCGAAACGGGAAGAAAATCTGAGCGAGCAAGTTCTGTTGTGTTGTTTTTCAAAAGATTGATAGCCCGATGTCCCGGATTCGCCGCTTCAAAAGCAAGATTTCCTGTAACGAAATATCGACCCGTGACGGGAACCGTCAATCGAGTGGGATTAGGAGAAGCGTCCCAACAATTCCAACCATCTGAATCAACCGAATCAAACTCAATTTTTGTTTGAGTTCCAGTCGGAATTGTTTGATTAGTAGACCTTTTTGCGGTTGGGGCTAGGGTTCTATCCGCCCCCGCAATCATTCCAAGTCCAAGAAGGTCAGTCCCATCATTGAGAAGCCAAACTTGGTCATCAGGTTTCGGTGCGTAATTTGAAAGGTAACGAACTGAAGGCAAAGTATTTGGGTCTCCAGCAATTTGAACATCCATTGTTCGGTCGCTATTGACTGCGATGACTTTGCCTTGACGCAACTTGAGCATCGATGGCGCTTGTTTGATTTGATTTACAAGATAACTTAGGTCCATCAGAATCTCCTTGTTCGTCCGACGGCGTTCATGGTTGTTTGTGGACTCAAAGGAATCGTAATCGCATCAATCATCAAAACAGCATTTACCCCTGAAGGTGTGCGAACAATTTTTACAAGGTCATAAACATCGTGGGCAGGATTCACAATCGCATCCCATGTAATTCTTTCTGAAGCACCAAGAACTTTACGCAACTCAGCCCGTGCCGCTTCCTCAGCCTCAGCGACAGTCAAAACATTTGGGCTGGATTTGAATAATGGAACTTCGCCATAGGTATATCGATAAGTCGGAGAAGCAGGATTGTCGTCCCACGCTTCGCCAAGAACTCCGATACTTAGATTCGTTCCTTCTCCTGTGAAGATGACATAGTTGTAACTCTCATCGGTAGAAAGTGAGCGGTTCAACTGAATCAATACTGAATCAACATTATCTTCGTAAGTTTCTACTGGCTCACCGAGGTCAGGGTCAGGAATTGGACGCATACGGCAGACACCGTTTTCATCAAAATATAAATCCATGCCAGCGGACTCAGCAATGGCAATTGATTCTTTCCATGGGTCAGAGGATTGGTCAAGAGTTGGGTAGATGATTGGTGTTACTTGATTAGTCGCAGGGAACTCGGTTTTGATTGATGGGTAACGGTCTTTGAGCATATTGGCGATAGCCACTTCTTTAGCCGTTCCTTCATCAATTGAAAAACTGTGATTTGTGAATTTGGCTCTTTGAACTCGTAGGCTTCGGTCTGAACCCATGACGGTGATTCGTCGTCCGTTTGCCGCATCTGCGATTTCTACGCTGGTCACGATAAATACGCCAAGAGGAATCAACTCTTCAGTACCGTCGGCGAAAACTACTCCTCGGTAGATTTTGATTTCACGGTTGTAGGGCAGAAGAATCGAACTGGTTTTGTCGGTTGGGACCAAGGTGCCATCAGTATCAACGAACTCGAGTGAGCATTGACGACGGATTGAGCGCCGTGAATCGATTGTGACTTCTCCGCTTACAGGCGACGCCGTACTTATGATTGAGCCATTAGCAATGTCGTAGATTTCTACCTTGACCTTGCTCACATGACTTTTGCGAATGACAGTTTTGAAGTCATCTGAGACTGGATACATTAGGGAGCCTCAACCTCGAAATAGGTTACTTTGGCAACTCGAATGAGATTATCGAGCGGACCTGATTCCGTGAAAGTACGGTCTACAAACCGCACATATTTTTGACGACCTAGTGGGTCATGAACATGAAGAACGCCTTGATAAGTCAAAACGGCATATAAGTCATCCCATTCAGTTTCGCCCTGAGTAGTGAACTCATAAGTGCCATCAATACCGTAAACGCTTCCAGCGACAACGATAGTTTTAGATGCGCCAAGAGGTTTGAACGCTCCGTAAGATTCAACCACTTGCGAACTCAAAGGTTGTTGGACTTTTACAGAGGTCATATAAATATCAGTATTTTCAGGAGCCACAAAGGTCCATTGATTATCTTTATCAACAAGTACGGGCGATGATGTCGTATAGCCCGAAGATACGGTTGCCATTATTTATCAGCCCTCGCTTTCGCACGATAGAGAATTGTTGTATCAAATGGGAACTCAAAGTCGCTCAGCGTTGCGATTTGGCTAGAGTCTGCGGTGACAGGACTGTTGCGAACTGCTGAGTAAGTGCTTCCGCTATCGCTAGAGCGCTCAACATCGAATGAGAAATTACTAAAGCCTCCGCTGGTCCAAGTTGGTGTTTCACCTGCGTGAAAGCCAATCTTGTCTACATAATGAACTTCGCCTGAGCCAGCACTCGCAACTTTGACAAAAACCAAAGCGTGAGTTGCCGTGGCTGGTGCTGTTGCTGAGACATTACATTCATTCCATGCGGAAGAAGAATCATTTTCGGCTGTGCCATAAGCGGTTGAGATAGCCGTACCTGAAGTGTTGAGCCATTGAATTCCAACAGAACAAGAGCGAGCCGATGTACCTGCCCTAAACTCAGCGGTCGCAGAGAATTTTTTACCAACTGTAACGGCGAACTTTGTTGCGCTTGTTGTTGAGGCTGTCATATCTCCACTCGATGACGCGGTGAGTTCAAGAGAAGCCGAGCCGTCGGATGCGACTGTCGTACTGCGAGCAATCGCGCAGTTTGTTGCCGCAGTCCATCCTGTTGTATTGGTTTCAATTGAGGCTTGGTTTGCCGATAAAACATTTGTTCGACCAAATACTGTGATGTCAATAGCGCCCGTAGTTGAATTGTAGGAAGGTGACAGAGTTGGTGTCGCAGGGGCATCAACTGAAAGACTAAATTGAGAGTAAGCCCAACTACTGAAATAGTTCGCACCATTTACCAATTGAGCAACTCGGACATAAGCACGATATGTAGTTGCGTTAGCGAGGTCTGTTTCAAGAGTTTGACCTGTGTTTGATGAAGTCACGATACCTGTTGAAACCGTAGCCGTTGAAGTGTCGGCACTAAAACTTCCGCCTGAATAAGTAGCCGAGTCAAAGATTTTGATTTCGTAGGCGGACTGAGGGTCACCGTCTGTATCGCTGTAAGTCCAGTTCACAGATACAAACGAAGTATCGGTAACCGAGCCTGAAGGTGTTGTGACTGTTACGGTTGGTTGAGCAGTTGTCTCAACATCAATATAAAGTTCATAAAGGTTTGAGCGGTCAGCGCTTGCTGTGGCGTTGTCTGTAAATTTGACTACAAGGTTATCGATGGCTGTTTGTGTCCATGCGGAACCGCTTGGTGAACTGGTTAGTTTGAGAGCGGTATCGACAGTAGCAAGAGCAAAAGTATTCTGTTTTGTGTACGGAACTGAATAAGAAACTTCTCGACCATTTCGGTCCGTAATTACGCCAAGGCTCAACTGAGCCTGACCTGAAGTTCCAACTGATAGGCGAGCGCGAAGGTTTACTGAAACGATTTTTTCTGTTGCTGAAATCGATGTTGTTCCGAACTCAGCCTCGTAGATAGCAGGGATGGTTGTACTTGTACGAGTTATGTAAGTGCTATCGCTGTCATCTGATAAAGCGGCATGAACTGAACCTGAACCACCGCTGATAGTAAAAAGTGCCGCATTGTTCCAGTTGGCATTAGGTCGAAGTGTGTAGGTAGCCATTATTTAGAAGCCAACTCCTTTGCCAATACTGCGAAGGTTTCTTGAATTCGACGAGTAATAATATCCGCTCTTTCGTCGGCATCTGCCGCTCCACTTGTATCAACATTTACAACAAAAGCACCTTGTTCAATAACGATGTTATTTCCTCGACTGCGAATATCCATATCCGCCGCCTCAAGTGCCGCAAGTTTTGTACCTGCTGTTGAAATCAACTCACTAAAGGCAACATCGCTTCCGTACTTTCCAATTGCGGCACCTGTGAAACTGATTTGTCTTTGTAATTCAGAAATCTGTTGAACGGCTTCCATGCCACCGCCAAGAATTGATGCCGCCAACTGAGCGCCCTTGATTGGACC